AATTCAATTTCAAGAGCAGAACCACCCATTCCAGCAATTGCAGTTTGCAATGCTAGTAAAGCTTGGATAATTCCGCCCGTATTGTGGTTGTATGCCGTTGTCAATGTACCTCCTGCTGCAACGATGCAAGCTTCGATGGCAGATATAATTCCACCAGTATTTTCAGGGTAAGCCGCCATTCTTCTATTCTATTAACTTCTAAGGAATGATTATTGGAGCAGTTGTCGATCCTCCCTCTACTACCTCAATCATTGGGTAACTAACACCTCCAATTGTTACCGTGCTTTCAAATTGTTGAGTCGTTGCATTGAAGATTCTTATCTCTTGAGTTCCTCTTTTACACCACCAATCATTTTGTCTGCACCAGCTTGCTTCCGGTTCTTCGTGGTCGTTCCAGAGCATGGGTCTATTGTCTGATCTTATATTGTTTCTTACGTCTGTCCCAGGAAAGAGTTCTAGCCCTACAACTTCTGCTAAAGCCAATGCATATCTATCATAATTGACCCGATGTCTTGCGTTGTATTCGTCGTAGACTTCATCACTAAATTGTCTTTCCATACTTGAATCCGTCATCATTCCGCTCGGATTATCTCCGTAGTATTGAGTTGGGAAATCATTTGGTTCATACCAAGGAATACCACACTCCCATCTCATCGCATGCATATGTTTGCATTCACGACGTTCATCTATCCGACTTTGCAATGAACGCCATTGCCTGTAATAACCAGCACCCTGTCTTTCCCATGCAGCTCGAACAGTTCTACTGGCGTTAGGTAGTGGGAACATATCTTGGTCAATTTCTCCTTTTGGAAACTCAAGGTTTGCTAATGCTCCACCTAAGTGGTCAGGGCAGCAGCAGAACATTTTTGTTGAAGAGCAAAGATGACGCGTTCCATCTGTTTTCCAAATATTTGGAGAAGATGGATCGTAATCAAGTTTTTTCCAATAGATAGTGTTGTTTACTTTGACTCGTCCATATGCTTTAGACAGATCAAACACTAAAGTCATTGAGCCTGTGTTTGCTGCAATCAATGTCAACGCAACGCTGCCCTCTGGCTTGGAAACAATATCGTCGGGATAGTTTGGTCCAGAGGCTGTGTCTTCGAATTGATCACCGATAAAAATAGAAAAAATACCAACTTGCGATGAAGTTAATACTCCGCTGACGTTATAAGTCAACGTATGATTTATAGGGTCAGGATCACTCGTATTTGTTGATATCTGCGATGATGTCAAAGCATTTGGCAGGATGATGCTTCCTCTCGTTCTTTGCCCTACATACCAAGTTCTCTCAGGACTAGTCTCACTTGGGAACATTGTGACAATATCTTTTGATACGCCACTAACAGCTCCTGTTGTGAATCGACTATTACTGTAAATCGAAAGATCATCCCAGCTTCTACCTGTACCGAAATAATATGCCTGTCCTAATTGCCATCTAGTGTAATCACTCTGACGATTATATGACTCAAGAATTGTAGGGAACTGAGCAGTTCCGTAAACACCTAATCCTTTGCCTTTACTTGGATATAAGCCTTTAGCTTTATTTAGCCCTATTCCTTCGGTAATAGGTTTTAAACCGAAACTTTTCGCACCTAGACTCCCTAAACCTTTAGGCATACAGCTCTACCTACTGTCTAAAGTTTCCTTCTTTGTCGAAGAACGTGCTTCCAGTTGAGTATCCACCTCTTATTCCACGAGGCGCATAAGGTCTATCATCTCTGACTTTTGGTCCAGCAGTGATTTGACTTCTATTTCTTGATCGATCTGAAGTTGCTGTTGAGCCAGAACGTAAGTCTTTTCCTGATCCAGGAAATCCCCCAATAGTAAAACCTGTTGCTAATCGGGAGGTTGCGAAGTCACGTTTGTCACCGAACTCGGAATCATACGTCCTTCTTAAGTCTTCGTAATCAGATTTGAGTTTTTCATATCTTTCATCGTATACATCTCCTACTGACGGGTCATCTCCCATCCATGTTCCTGCATCATTGTCTTTTTCAGGATCAGGATTGACTGGACCAGGATCTGGGTTTACTGGATCAGGATCTGGGTTTACTGGATTAGGATCTGGGTTTACTGGATTAGGATCTGGATCTGGATCTGGGTCTGGGTCTAGGTCAGGATCAGGATCAGGGTCTGGAACGATAGGAAGTGTAGTTAGAAGATGTCTTTCTAAATTTGCTCGTACTTGCTCTCTCGTTTGCTTAGGTCTTTCTGATTGTCCATATTTCGTATCTGTATCTCCTCTCAAATCACCCATCCACCATTCTCTGCCTTTCTCGTCTAGGTCTCGACCAAATAATTCTTGATACTGATCACCTAACCATTTCTCATTACTACGTTCGATATTTGCTTTAACTTGAGCACGGGTCTGACCTTTACCTAAATCACCTAGCCAATAGGCTTTCCCCTCGTCTCCTAAATCACGTTTTAAAATATTCTGATACTGATCTTTCAACCACTCTTCATCACTTTGCGCGGGGGTATTGTTGTTTGAATCATCATTAAAGGCTGCAACCGTGGTATTTACGGTGTTGTTATAGTCTGATGCTGCATCATAAGAGTCATTGCTACCAGTTGTAGTAATAGTTTCCTTCGCCTCGTTACTCGCTTTAGCTTTCTGGAATGAAGTGTTATCAGCGGTACCTACTTCGATTCCTCTATCACTACGATCCTGTGCCTCCTCCGAAGCGTCGAAAGCTGCTGCGACACTAGAAGCAGTTGCTTGACCTGAATCTAATTTACCTTGCCAATAAGCTTTCCCTGCTGCGTCTGGTGCTCTTCCAAATTTTTCTTGATAGAGCTGATCTAAATAAGCACCAGTATTAGCGTATGAAGCCATAGCCTAGAAAAATCCTCCTTGAGCAAATACGTGAACTCTTGTGTTCGCGCTTGGAGCAGCAATTGCTTGGTCAACCCCGACGTAAATTAATGCACCAGAAGGAACATAAAGTCCTGTATTCTTCTTGTCAGTCTCGCTTGGATATGCTGCGGCTGTTGCTGCTGGACTTGCCAAATTAGGAACAGGAACACTTAACGGTGGTAAAGGTATATTCGTCCTTTGTCCTTTTGCCGTTGATCCAATAGTCGCACCAGCTACATACGCCGAATTAGCAGTTGTTATGGACGTAGCAGTTGTTGAGGTACTCAAGAAAACAAGAACATTACGAGCAGTCGTACTCGCTTCCATTGCCACGATGGACAAGCTATCAATAACCGCTCCATCATTTGACGAGCAATCAACCAGCAAGGAAAAACCCGCAGGGGCTGGTGTATTGAAATTCGTAGCTGCGGTTAATGCTGCTGTTCCACCAACAGTGGCAAATGAATGCATTGGTCTATCGACCAATAAGGGCATTTTATTTGAACTACTCGTTGCCATTTAATTACCTATCTATTTAAAGTTTAATGAAATTTCATTAGCTAAAAATGCTAACTACATTGGAGAGATATCCCTGAGAGGACCAGCTTTCATCAGCCCAACAGAGGTACTCATTCCTTTCCTTTTATCTTTTGAATCCTCACGTTTTACTTTTCCTTGTCTCTCGACTGGAACTGGTGGAGGGTCAAAAGAAGAACCTCTCTGATTTGGTCGTGTAAATATTGGTGCTTCGTTATTAATAACCTGCTCACCATCACCGTATGGATTCTTCCTCACCACCTGATCACCTTGCATAGATAATGATGGATCCGCTGGTGCTGCAATAGGCATGAAGGACTGAAAGTTTTGTGGGTTGTTTGGAACTCCACCTTTCTGTCCTGTAAAATAACGATTGGCTTCACCTTCCGCTTTCTTGTTGACGTACCACTCGTTAGGTCTAAAGGAACGTTTTGTTCCTTCCTTGTACTTCATGTGATCTGGTTTACTAGTCATACTGTGATTGCTCCGCTAGCTAATGCGTTTGGAATACGTATATTTTTAAATTCATCTAATAAACTTTTCGTTTTTGATTGAGCGTTCAATGTATTTGCTTCGCTATCACTTGTGCCTGGATTGATAATGTGAGCGTTCATCACGCCTTGCTCATTATTTGGAGTGAATGTATTTAGCTCAGTTGTTTCGCCTGGACTTGTATTAGATGCTTGAGAGAAGGTTGCATCTTCGCTAAATGCACCAGAGATATTACTTGCTTGATTTTCTTTTGGATCTGTAATGTTATCCCCTAATGGAAATTGATAAAAAATATCACTGTTATTAGTATCCTGATCCGAGCCTGGACCAACCCCTAGGCTTGATTGATCAGCATTTTGTTCCTCCAGTTCAGTACTGGGAGTTTCTTGGCCTTGCCCCTTATTGCCTAGCATCTGCTGCAAGATTGCCGCTCCACCTGCGGCGAGAACAGCATTCGTTAATTTCGATTTATTGTCATCACCAGTAAATACTGTTGCTCCCGCTGCTGCGATCATTGGCAACCCGATCTTGTCATTTAATAATCCTTTAAAGCCAGCGTTATCAGGAATACCTGCGTTGCCTTTCATTTCATTTAACGCTTCCGCCTTATTTCTCTCCGCACTACCTTCTCCGTTATTGCCATCCCAGCCACCACCTGGATAGCTAATTTGGTTGATTTCCTGTTTGAGTTTACTTCCATCAATCAACTTTTTCCTCATAGCTCTTTCTTCTGTAGCGCTTTGTGGAAAATCGTCGTAACTCAATGTTGCCATAATTACCTCCAGTTTTGTGATCCAACGGCTTGTGCAACTCTTGTCCCTACTGCCGTATCGGCTGGACCTTTAATTGCCATGATGTATTCAGACCCTGAGCGATCAAAAGCGTATCTTCTTACCTCGTCACGTCGATAATTAGCGACATACAATGTCTCAGCTAAGCGATCAACTTCACGTAGATAAATTTCTCGATATGTTTTGTCAGCTTTAATAGGATCTGACTGCATGATCTGCCTGTCAGTATCCCCTGTAATCCGCTGGATCATATTAGGTTGAGGCGATGTCTCAGATTTGAATACCTGAGAAAGCCTGTATGCCTTATCACAGCGATTTAAGTGCTCGACAATTCTTTCAAAGAAGTAACTGTCAGGGACTCTTGCCATCGCCTCTTCAAGACGAGCGATATCACCTGCTGGTAAATTCGCGCCAGTGTTATAGCCAAGATGGAACCGCGTACGGCTTTTGTCGTAGTCGTTAAGTTCCAATCGACAGAAAAGATGACTTTCGCTTTATTCTAGGAGCTATGAGATATAGATTAAATCTTCCTTGAATACTTCATCCCAATCAACCCTGCTGATCTTTCTTAGTTGCTCTAAGTTCTTGAATCTTTCTCCAGGTAACGAGAGTCGTAATTCAACAATTTTCTTTGCGGTTGCATAACCAATACCTTTGACTTGCTTGGCTAATGCTTCAGCAGTGGTCACGTTTAGATTCAATCTTGTATCTAAAGGTATGACTGCTTCTGGAATCTTGTCTTCATCCTCTTTCTTGAGGATATCAGGAGTTTCAATGGTTTGACCTGTACGTCCTTTACCTGCTTCGTATGAAACTAAATCATTCAAAGCAACATACTGAACAACACCTGTTGCATTCTTCACCATTGCCCAGTCTTTGTCGTGATGTCCAATGAACTCAACGACCTGACCGTTCTTTTGATTTTGATATAACGCCATAAATTAAAAAAGGCATCCCCTTTGAGATGCCTTTATTGTAGTGAGAAACCTAGTGATTTAGGTCTCTGTGATGTAAGGAATAAATGTACTATCTACATCAGCTACTTCATCATCGACGAAATAAGATACTTCTACGATGATTGGCGTACCACCTGTTTGTGTAGAGGTGATAGCTGTACCTGCTCCATTACCTGCTGCGTTACGAACGTAGACCTTAAGAGTCTCTGCTCCTGCAAGAACTGCTGCGGTTACGATTCCTTTCTTCGCGGATGCTGGTGCAATAGTTGTACTAGCAACTGCAATGGTAGGAGAAGAAACAACAGAAGTTGTGATGCTACCCGCAGCGGATGCTGCTGCATCTTTAACAGCGATGGTGTCTGTATTAGTACCAACGATGCCAGATGCGGCTGTGCCTGCATCTTTATTCTTCCTCATGTCAGGAACACGAATACCTACGTGGTATACGGAAGCTCCTGCTGGAATAGTTAATCCAGTGATATTTGCACGAACTTTATCATCAGCTCGCATATCAGGACTAGGGATGGTTATTGCAAACTCAGTTCCGCCTGTCGCGTCAACTAATGCATAACCAACTTTGTGGTAGTACACTCTACCTGGACATGCCACCACTGGCTGCCCTTGATAACTACTGAGTGCTGTGACCCAGTTGCCAGGATAAATCTTTTTAGCCATAATTGTTAGTTACCTCCTCAATATACGAATGAGTAAGCAACAGTTATGAAGTCCTTATTAAGGATTTCAAAACCAGCAAAGAGTGACCAAATCATAATGATGAAGCGTGAAAAGTCATCATTATTGTTTAATAAGATTTGGGCATTATTGCCACCAATTCCTACACCAACTGCCTGTGGTCCAAAGAATAACATTGGAGCAATATTGTAATTAGCTGCACCAGCATTTGCTGTGTCAACTGCAATATTTGCATTGATAGTCTTTTCAGGTAAGTTGGTTGACTCGAACCATCTGACTCCCTCGAACAGGAAGCCTGTTGGCATGACAGGTTGTCCAGCTACGAAACCAGCTTGTCCGTATGCTGGGCCCATGCCCTGGAAGAAGTTAGCGTTAGGAGCCTGCTCTGGAGACATAGGATTGACCATCCCATTGCCTGCATATCGTGCGATTTCTCTGAACGCGTCGTTCTGCCTCAGATGCATCATGGCGGTCGGATCCGCTATACATCTGTAGTAGCCGTCTGAGAAAGTCGGAACGTTTCTCTTACGCATGTCTTTGACGACCTGAAGAAGGTCTGTCTTGACATCGAACTTAGCTGAAACATTAGCTCCGTAGGTGAAGACTGGGTTTCCTGCTGCTTTAGCACTTCCACCTGGGAAGTAGTATCCACCCTGTGCATCGGATGAATTACCATTCGCTTCAGCTTTAAATAGCTCATCTGCGAATACTCTATCTCTCCAACGTCTGTAGTCGTCCAAGAGGGTCAGACTACCAATTGACTGGTGAAAAACGTTGAGATTACCAGTATCTAGGAGTAGGCGTTGTGCAGTTAACAATGTTTCACGAGCAACCTT